GCCGTTGCGACCAGGCCGATGATGGCGGTGGAAACAGCGGTCAGGGTACGGGCGCCCTCGCTGATTTCGGTAAGCGTGATCCCGTGTTTGAAGGCCATGATCGGCTCCTTGGTTGGAAAGAGGGGGCTAGACGGAAAGGGGAATGGAGAGGCGGACGAGGGCGTTGGAGACGCCGGCGTCGGTGCGGGTCGCATCGATCGTGATGGTGGCGGAGCCTGGGCGAGCGCCCGTGACCAGGCCGACGCGGCGCAGGCGGATGCGGTTTTCCCAACGCGAGAGCGCGACAGCGGTCGCAGCGTAAAGGCGCAGGATGTTCGCCTGCGTCATGGGCTGGTCGATCAGTTCAGGCAGCAGCGAGCCATATTCACGGCGACCGACGCGCGATCCCATCGGCGTCCCCAGGATGTCGGCCACCGATTGCCTGATATGGTCGAGGCCGTCGAGAACCGCCCCGCTGATGCGCGCCATGCCAGCCATCAGACGGGCGCTCCCGTCTGCGCTCCGCCGGCCTGGACGCCACTATGCTTGTGGCTCTTGAGGCTCTTGCCGCCGCCCAGGACGTCGTCAGACGCATCCACGGTGCCCGCGACATTGACGTTGCCGTTGATCGTCACATCGCCGTTGATGGTGGCGCCGCCGGGTGCGTTGATCGTCGCGGTCCCACCATCCGGCAGGGTAACGGCCAGCGCATGCGCGGCCTGGTCATAGGCGATGACCGCGCCGTCTGCGAATTCCAGATGGACGATGTCCGGATTGGTGGACGGCGGCGGGCAGGCGTCGGAATAGAGGCCCAGCACGACAAAGGCGCTTGCCATGTCGCCTTCGGGGGAGAGGATGACGCACTGTTCCCCGACAGTCGGGGGCGACCAGCTGCGGACACCGCCGGCGCGTTGGGCGATCCATGGCAGATCGCCGGTCGTGATGTCGCCCGTTTCGACGGTGCAGGTCGCGTTGGCATGGTCGACCGATGCGATGGTGCCTAGCTGGATGACCTGCCCGGTCAGCTGTTCATGATCTTGAGATTGCGCCATGGGCGGACCATGGCGTGCAGCTTCCTGTGTTTCGCTGGCCTGCATTTGTAGAGGCGGCCTCTACAAATGCAGGTGATTGCTGATATCTGCTGCCAAACAGCCCAGAGATTGAACGGCAGAGCGGGGTAGAAATGATCACTTCGTAGTAATGCTCACCTATCTCGATCTCGCAGCCGAGTTGGTTCAACAGGCAAGGTGATACTTACTGTTTTGGCGACTTCCTCTCCCGCAAATGGCTCGGCACTTTGAAGGCAATCAGCCAAGTAACTGATAAACCGTCCTATCGACGTGCTGTCTGCAATGGCAGCCGCGATGCCTGCTAATTCTAGGTATACGGTGTTTATCCTTTCAGCGTGCCCACTATCGTCAACGCGCGTCACGCTAAGACCCTGCCATGCATGGTCGAGTACCCAATGTGCTGGTCTGTCCCGGTTTGGGCTGACATGAGCAGCCTTCTTGTTCGCGATATAGGAAATGACCTCCGCGCGCTTAACCTTCGTTCCGGTGATGACAAACGCCAGAGTTTTGAGAAAGTCATTGAGGCTCAATTGCACGTCTTCGTGAAAAGAATAATCCACATCTTGCCGCTGTATGGTGGTAGTCGATCCTAAAAGACTACCCATCGACGGTATATATGCCTCACCCCAAGGACAATTTCCACAATTTACGATGACCAATGGATTTGGATCATCGTAATTCATGACGCGTGCATTGACAGTGAATTGTTCGCGCCATTCGACGATATTCGCGGCTTTGTTCAAGTCTCCATCTAGGAGTAATCGCCGTAAAGGGGTGCTGATCGATCTCAAGACGGGAGGGTTATCTAATTCATGCTCGCGCACTAATCCTCGTATGAAAATCAAATCCTCAACGGTTATGATTAGATGCTCCATGTCAGATGGCGGCAGAACCTTGCCTAATGTAGTGAGTTTATAGTCGAGTTGGCGGAGTGGAGAGGTAGGTGGTCGCTTGTCTCGTGCCATCAAATGTCTCCAATATCCTGATTTTCACCAAGCACCTTTTTTAGAAGGCGCACTTTTAAGTTGCTAGGCGCAATCATCCAATGCCTTTGCCGAGCAAGATGACGTTAGACGCACTAAATCAGTCGGCACCTGCAATCGGGACGATTTCATTTCGGCGGCGCTGAGTGCAGCCAGTAGGCGAATGCGGGAGCCGTTGCGGTTAGCAATCATTCGCGGGCAGCGGGAAATTGCTGATCAGAACTTCCCCTGCCTTGGTGGGCTTGCCGCCGACACTGTAGGTCGTGTCGATCGCGGCGATCGAGAAGGCCGCGAAGGTTTCGCGCACCCCTTCATTGTCATTGAGCGACATCAGGAACCGGCCCTTGATCCCAGCCAGCTGCTCGGCCAGCGCGGCGAAATCAGCGCGGCTGAAAACGCCGGGGCCATAGTCGCGTTCGCAGGCCCAATAGGGCGGGTCGAGATAGAACAGCGCCCCTGCCCGGTCATAACGACGGATGAAATCCGAATAGGGCAGGCGCTCGATGACTACCGATTGCAGCCGATCATGGACGTCGGCCAGCATCGGCTCGATCTTGCCGACGTCGAACCGCGCCGGTGCGGACGCATCCACCCCGAAGCCCCTGCCCGCCACCTTGCCGCCGAAGGCGAGGCGCTGGACGTAGAGAAAGCGAACCGCCCGCTGGAGATCCGTAAGGCGGTCAGGATCCTGCCCCAGCAGCCGCTCAAATTCGGCGCGGCTCGCCACGCGGAACCGCAGCATGTCGACCAGATAGGGATAATGCTCCGCAAGGCAGCGGAACAGCGTCACGATGTCACCCGAAATATCGTTGATCGCTTCGGCACGCGGGCGGCGCGAGCGGCGCAGGAAGATGCCGCCCATGCCCACGAAGGGCTCGGCGTAACTGCTGTGCGGAACGCTGTCGATGATCGCGCATATCCGCCGGGAGAGGTTTCGTTTTCCGCCGATATATCCGGCGACAGGCGAAANGGGGCGGACGTGAACAAAGGGAGTAGACATGTAGGAAATCCTGCANGATGTCCCGACGNGGCAAGCCACGGAGGGAACTCAATAAGGGGTGGGCGCGCCACCCTGAGAGTGCGAGTGCAGGCTCGCGGTTTGGAGATGTGGGGACATCCCAAGCCCCCTCCGTAAAGGGGGAGCGGCGGCGTTCATAGCCGCCGCCGGTCTTTATTCGGCTGTCGATTCGACCGCNGGCATTTCCGGTTCCGGCGGCGGCACGNTGATGACGCCGAGGCCGATCTTNTGCGCAACGCCAAGCGCCACTTCTGCCACGCGCTCCTTGGTAGCGGCCCGATCANAGCTGCCGTCGTTCTTCAGCACGGCGTTGACGCGGCGTTCGTGCTTGATGTCGCCGCTGGTGAAGGTGACAGGCACCGAGCGCGTTTCCGCGTCNAANGCNCCNATTNTGGTCGTCAGTTCGGTCATNNTGATCCTCGATCAGTTGGAGGGGGNGGAAGGCCACTCGATGGCGGACAGNTCCGCCACGGTTTCGGGAAGGTCACGCAGGGCTTGCCGGTAAANCCGCCATTCCTCGCGCGCCGAAGCGGTCAGCGGGCTATCGGGCATCTGCGTGAAGTCGGACTCACTCAGCAAACGGTCGCGCCTGGTGCGCATCTGGCGCAGCAATTCGGAAGCCCCTGGCGGTGGAAGGGGCACTGCCATCGGATCGCCATTGCTGTCCGGCACTATGATCGAACCGCTAGAGGCGGCAGCGATCAGGTCACGATGGACCTCGACCGCGACGGGCCGTGCATCTTCGGGGATGCTGACATGGACCTCATCGTCGAGAAATCCACCAGCGGATGCGCTGTAAAAGAGGGGCACGATACTCTCCTTATTTGCCGACAGCCATCCACCAGGCGGTGGCCTGTGGAGCGGCATTCCAAAAACTGGCGCTATTTTGGTTCGCTGCGTAGGGAAGAGGGCCATTCGCTTGCGCGTTCCCGTTGCCCAGTTCCGTTGCCACGCCCGAATGGATGTGGAAGCAGGCCGTGGGGAACTGGATCGGGAAGTTCACCGATCCATAGGAGTCAGGGTTGCAGGTGACAGTTCCCCACTGCAAAATCAGGCCATTGGGCAGGCGGCAATAGCCGGAGGCTTCAAGATTGCCNGTCGGCAGCAGGGCGGATGCGTGATAGCCGTCGACGGTGTCGGCATTACCCGCCGAATTGGCATAATTGACGCTGAAATTTGCGGGATTCCAGACATAGTAGGCGTTGCCGTCGTTGCTGCCCCACAGCCATTGCGGCTGGCCGCCCTGACCGGACCAGTTGAAAGGCTTGTTCAGCAGGTTGTTCCAGTCGCGGATGCTATCGCGATGCCAGCCGTCGACAAGGTCGGCGTCCAGTCCNGACCCTGAGCCATCATTGCCGCTGTGCCAGATTACGTTCCNCGTNGCGCCGAGACTCCAGCCCCCGTAGGCCAGGAC